TTGCAGACTGAGTACCTTGAGGCAAAACAGGAACGCCGTTTACTAGTCTTTGGGTGGTTCCATCAGCACCCTGCATTGCTCTTCGGCTACCTCTTACGGCTGCTTCACCAAGACTTGTGCCTGCGGCAAGCATTTCATCTTTTTGAGAGTTTAGTCCTTGCAATGTTCCAGCGCCTATATTTTTTCCTGCTTCCTCGGCTTCTTTGGATGGAGAGGCTTGTCTTGTAGACTTTTTTACTCCATCAGAAAAAGCCTTAGAGCCTTTGGTAGCAAGCTCTTCCCCCGCCAACTTCGAGCCAACAATTGCTTGTCTGGCATAACTGTCAGAGGGGGTGAAGGGGTCTGCCGGTCTTACCTTTCCTGCTGTTTTTTGATTCTGACTCACTCTTCCGATTTGAGAGCCTCCGCTGAACACCCTTCCATCTTCTCTTTGCCTAAATTCACCGCTTTCGACACCGCTTCTAATAACACTTGTGGGAACGCTAACCCTTACTTGACCTATTTGACGAGAGGCTTCATCAAGTGCTCTGGCCGCTTTGCCAGAAGCTCCCGAAAGGCCCTTGTGAGAATCAATGACCTCTCTGGTTGCTTTTTCTAGTATCTGATCTGAAACTTTTTGATCTGTTGTGGCAGAAGCAAGAGATATGGTTCTTTCTCTAATTTCTCCTTCCATTTGAGCCAGGGCATCTTTAACTCCCTCTTCCTGTAAATTCGCTCCTCCAAGCTTTGCACTAGACTCTAGTTTTCCTGACCGCGAATCAAAACCAGTCGAAAAAGATGAAATAGATGCTGACCCTTTTCTCAGTTTTTGATTTAGACTTACTGGAAGTTCTGCCACCAAGTTGGAGACCACGCTTACGTACTGTAACAGCTCTTTGTCCAAAGACTCCAAACCTGCCATGCTAATCCCAGAAGAAAACTGGGGTGAATCTCTAGAAAAAGGAGTTGTAAGGTGACTTCTGTTAACTCCTAGGGGGGACCCCAGGCTCTCTAGCCCACCATTAAACCCAGGAATGTTACCGCTAATCATTGCGTTGATTAGAGACCCATACTTTTTAGCCATGTCTGCTGGAATGACTGCTTCGCCTGGTGTCAGCATTGCTGGCTCTGTGTCCTTGTTGCCAGAACCAGGAACCATTACGATGCCCTTGTTGTACCCCGCCATTTTTCCCTTATTGAATCCAGGGACCTTTGGACCACGACCAAGAGTGCTGCCCATAACTGGACCGCTAAATGCTCTCTGCGCTGCTGTGGCGCTGTTGTAGGCCGCTGCAAGGGCTGTCACGGCTCCTGCCTCGGCTGTAAAGATTTGTGTCAACTGACTGTGTGTCTGCCCCAGTGATGCTGCTACAGCCGCTGCCTCAAGCTGTTGCTGTGTCATGTATTCTGTTTGCTGACCAAGTATCTGAGAAGAGCCTCCCGTTTTAAGGAACAGGTTTCTCAAGAACATGAATGCCTTAATGGATGTTGCTACACCGTTAGCCAATAGACCGAATACCATAATGGCTATTGGTGCTATACCGCCGAGAACACCAATCGTTCCAATAACGAACTGCCTCATACCAGCATCAAGACTATTGAAAGCCGTTAAGACTTCTGTTCCAAAAGTGAGTATGGGGGTTACGAGCTTGAGAAACTCTTCTCCAATTGGAGCAATTGCAAACTTTATGTTTTCCATTGCTGCCATAAACTTTGTAGACGTTGCATCTGCAACAATTCCAAGCTCGGAGTCTGCTAGAGATGATAGCTCCTCTAGTGACGTTCCTGCAAGGTCTAGAACTCTTGATGCCTGGCTACCGTCGCGGATAACGTTAGAAAACAGTGCGGAGATTCTGGCAAACTGGAACTTGCCGAATAACTGCTCAATGGCCTTTGCCCTGTTTAGTGGGTCAAGGGTATCTAGAGCTTCGGCAAATCCAATAACTGTCTGCTTTAGGTCTCCCTGGTTTGAGTTAACAATACCATTAATATCAATACCCATCTGGGCGAGCATCTCAGAAGACTGCTTGGTGGGGTTAATCATGGAGGCAAGACCAGACTTTAGAGCGTTAGCACCCTCGGATGCGTTGATGCCACCTTCCTTCATAGCTGAAAGGAAAAATGCTAGGTCTTTTACGTCACCGCCAAGCTGCTGAATAACTGGAGCAACCTTTGGAATGGCTGTAGTCACATCGTCTAGAGAAAGAACTGTCTGGTTCTCTACGGCGTTAAGGAAGTTAATGGAGTCTGCAAGGTCTTCCGTGGAAATCTGGAATGCACTCTGTAGAGCAATTGTTGTTTCTAGGGCCTTTTGGCTATCGATTTGACCAAGGATTCCGAGCCTTGTTGCTTGCTCGGTCTGGGCCATGAGTTGTGCATCCTGAAAACCTGCGGCTGCTGCCTCTGCCGCAAGCCCCATTGTGTCCTTGATTGCAACGCCATAGGTAGTCATGGACTTGGCAATGTCTTCTACATCTTTGAGTGCCTTGTTTTTCTCAGACTCAATGGTGAAGAGGTCTCCGTATACCTTCTTGAAGGCGATAGCCTGCTTCTCTAGGTCCATGAATACCTTTGATGCTGTTGCTCCAAAGATTCCTAGAGGAATTGTGAAACCAACCATAAGTTGGCGACCAGTCCACTGAGTATTCTTACCAAAGTTTAGAAGGTTTGTTGAACCCTGATTCACAAGCTTGTTAAACAGTTGCTGCTTCTGTGCCGCTATAGCCGTCCTTGTGGCCAGATTGTCCATGTCAAGAGCTAGCGGCCTTACAGCAATTCCCCTGAGAGAGCCGTTGGCATCTCTTCCTAATTTAATAAACTGGGTCTGGACACTCTTGACCCTTTCTCTAGCAACCTTGTCAATAGTTGACATTTCAGTAGAGAATCTTTGTCCAAACTTTCCACTCGCTGCCCCGGCAAAGCGAAAAGACTCTGCCATTGAGAGCTTGTTCTTTTCTAGGGCGTTTGTAAATGTTTCCGTAGTTGTGGAAATGTTCTGAATGGACGCTCTAAACTTACCCGTTGCATTAACGGTGTTGAGCAGGTTCTGCTGCATTTGAGCAGACTGAACGTTTGCGGCTGCACCGCCTCTCGCCATAGAGGTGTGAAAGGCTGATATTTCCCTTTGCAGACTACGAATGTTCGCTAGCGCGGTGCCAGTCGAAACATTAATATCTATGTTGGATTGAATATCAGCCATTCATCAACACCTCTTATCTGGGTCTATAGACCTAGACTAGCTCCATCAAGAGTGATTCCAGATGCTGCCTCGATAATTGCATATACCGTTGGAAGATCAATGTTGTCTTCAATTGCGTCAAGGTCCTCTGCAAGCTTTGGCTCATACTGCTTCATTGCAATTTGTACACACTCCAGAAGAACTGTCATAGACTTTGAGTTGTCTTCTGCTACTTTTTGAATCTCTCCAAACTTATCTAGGAATGGCCTTAGTAGTGAAATCTTTAGTGGTCTCACCACAATCTTGGTTCCGTCAATAAGGGTAACTGTCTTTTTTTCGTTAATTGTCGCTTCTGACATTATTGTATTTTCCTCCTTCAAAGGTCTGTGTCAATTATATCACAGGGGAGGTTTTTAATTAGTCAATCTTTTCGTAGCTTAGGCCCATGTTAATTCCAAACCCTGCCTTTTGAGCACTAACCCCTTGGTATGCAAGTATGTCATTGGGGTCATCGGTCTTGTTTCCACTGAATACCCTAGCCTTCATTTCTTCCCATTCGTTACCCTTTGAGCTATTCTTGTCAATGTCCACACCCTGAATTGCTGCAAAAAACTTTTTGCTATCGTAGTCTGACTTTCTTTGAGACTCAAGTGTTGCTATAAGCTCTGGCATTGATATAGACAGTTCTAGCTCTTCATAGCTTTTCCATATACCCAGCAAAAATACCTCTGCCTCAAGCGAGGCCAGGTCTAGGGATGCCCAGTCAGACTTACCTTTTGCATCTTTGGCCTTGGTCTCTGGCTCTTGCTCTTTCATTGTTATTCCAGCGCCAATGTCTAGAATCTTGTATATGATATCTATATCTACAACATCTTCCACCTTTTCTACCGTGTCGATTTCTGGACGGTACTGCTTCATAGCAACAAGAGCACAAGAGACAAGAACCTCTGTCTTATCCATCTCCCTCGAAGACTCGGACAAAAGGCTGAACCTGTCCATAACTCTTTTAAGATAAACAATCTTGAGTGGAGCCAGTATCATAGATGTTCCGTCTACTAAAAAAACCTCTTCTTCTTTGTATATTTCTATAGCCATATACTAAGTGTAGCAAAAACAAAACTGCCCAGACCGAAGTCTGAGCAGTCAAGTTTAGCGGGTTTTGTATTACGAACCCGCTGGGATGGTACGGTCTACAATCTTTCCATACGAACCTTGGTCGTTTGGAAGCAGACGGAACGATACCTCGAACATGGTTGCTTCGTCACGCTTTGCAGATACTGTAACGCTCTCAATTGAAAGCGCACGGTAAGCAACATAGATGCGCTCGATAGCCTCTACTGGGGCACAGTCGCCTGTACCTGGTCCAACAGCAACAAGTCCACGTTCTACGGGGCACTCACCAATATCTCCAGCCGTAAGGTTTAGAGTATTTTCGGTTGCTCCGGTAACTAGGTCACCAGCATTTCCAGCAATTGCAAACAGAAGATTCTCTAGCGTTGACTCAGCAAAAGCAGTGTTCAGGTTAACCTGCATACCCTGCTTGTATAGCTTTGCAACGTCAAGAATCTGGTCAACCTGAACCTCACCGAAGTCAGGCTGGAACTGAATTTCTAGTCCGTTCATGGTGTAACCCACGTTACGGAAAGAAGCACTGTTAGCAACCGAAGAAAGGGTCTCTCTGTACGAGACACCATCTGCATATGCCGGTAGCTCTACGTCATCAAGCTGCCCATCCTCAAATGTGAAGAGAGCGGCGGCACCAACGATAATGTTGGCGCTTGAACCTCTTGAATAAGCCATTTTGTTTCACCTCATTTTTCTATATAAAATTAGGCGCGTTTCCTCATTTATCATTATACCAACCATTTGATACTAAAGATAATTTTTGGTGTGATACTTGTAATCGATAATCATCTTTGATGCCATATAACTTCTTGTAGTATAGCTTGTCTTTACGTCTCTGGCTTCTTCTAGTTGAAAGATTCTTGTTTCGTGAAAGAATACTGGCTTAAAGTTTCTTGCTAGTGAACCCGTTCCAAATGTAATTATTCCGTTAACGGATTTGCCTGCTACCCAGGAATTTAGCTCTTGTGCAGACTCGTCTCCCCTGTCTAACAGGTCTGCAATTACCTGTGTAGCCTCAATCAGAGCCTCTGGGTCTGAGTTCATCTTGTACAAGTAATACATCACCTGCTCTGTTTTTATGTGAGGAAACGGTGTGCGCCTAAACTTAATCATTCTGTCATAACTGGCAAACACATCGCTAGCGGCAGCAGGAAAGCTTTCCGATAAAGAGTTTATGTCTGTTGGAAGGCTGGGGAATATCTTCATGCTTTCAGAGAAGTGCTCAGACAGTCTCTCTGTTACCTTTTCAGAAATGTACTCATTGATGAGTATTGGTGCATAAGATATAGCAGACATTACGTTACCCCCGCATTTGCAATCCACCGGAATCCAGTAGACACTCCTACAGACCTTCCGCCCCTGGACCCTGCCTTAAGATCATTCTTAAATGCTATTGGATTCTGTATCCTGGATGATATTCCGCTAGCAAGCAAAAACGCCTGTGAGAAATACTTGTTCATGAATAGGTCGAACACTCTTTCGTATGAACCCTGAACAGCATCGCCACCTGGATTCTCTACCGTTATGTCGTTTGGAGTAAAGACGGTTTCTCCGTCAACATCAAAGGCAAGCACGCTAGAATTCTTTGGCGAAATCGTTACAGTCATTCCAGACTCCATAATGGATGCCTTGTCTGTAAAAGGCTCTTTTGACCCTGCGCGCACTGACTGAGACTGTAAAAACTCTGACTTGAGCGATAATCCAAGGTTGCTGACCGTGTGGTGAATGTCAAACAGCCTACCCTCAGAGCCTCCTGTTTGAGACCACTCGTATACGTGGTGGAGTGCAGTGGGGTCCATTCTTGCATTCACATCAATGAACTGCTTTAGCTCTTCTACCGCGCCCGCTCCTACGTTGTCCAAAAACTTTCTTTTTCCAGACCTGGCACCCTCAAGGAATCCAGCGGCATACTCAACGACATTATTCATCTCAGACATAAAAGCCCTGTCATCAAACTTTACGCCTATCATACGTCTGCCCCCTGATTTTCTGAGCGTGACAGAGTTACCTTAAAAAACTCTACATATCCAAAGGCGTTGACAAAAGGCTGACTAGAAGAAATCTCGAACAGCGTACCCATGCCCGACCTTACACCAGCAGTCTCTTTGTATATTATGTTTCCAGAGGTATCTCTGATGTTAGAAATTAAAACATTAGTAACTGCAAAGTCTTCGCCAGAGGTTGCAATCCTTAAGTCTTTTCTTGTTCTTCCTGTTAAAACTAATTTGTAAGATACATCAATGTTTGTTCTTACATCTACCTGGCTTGTCTTCGCCTCTGGCTGAAAGTTACAAGCAATTGACTTGTCATGCATCCAAACCTTGGAAACGTTTCCGTAAGCTCCCTGCTCAACGATGGGGTAATAGATATCTGCCAGCATAGGGAACGTAAAGTCTGTGGCTTCGCATAACATCCTACAATACTCCTAGTGTTGTTATAGAGTTTGTGTAGTTTGAAAGAATCTTGTCAACGAGAATGTTTCCGGTTCCTTCGAAAGCAATCTTGTCATTAAGCTTTATGCTGAACTGATCTGTGTCATAGCTTGATACGTACCGCTTAAAATACTCAAGCTTTCCGCACATGAGGTCATCGATCAGCATTTCTGCCGCAAGAACTAGGTCTGTTGGCAAGGTCTTGTATCCCACACCGAGGACAAACGTGTAGTCAAATGTGTTGGGGAAGCCCCTATAGCTGTAAGATAGGTCCAGGCTATCGCTTGGTGCAAAAGGAAGAATCAAAGGCGCTCCCTCAATCCTATTTATTCCGCCAGCATAAGATTCTGCAATGGCTGTTCTATTCTTTACTATTTCAAATTTGCGAGGGTATTCTTCTATGCTATCAACATCATAAATGGTCTTGTTGTTTTCAGATACCGAAAAAATCTTTCTAGCATTTACCCAGAGTGGAATGTAATCAGAGCCTTGGCCAGAAGTTTGTAGAATATGCTTCCTGTAGTAGAAGCCAGAGGTTACGATAGAGTCGATAATTGCCCTGGCTATTTGTTCGTGCTTCTTGTAGTCAGCAATTTCAGATGCTGTAATTGCCTTTGTGTTTGCATCGACGTATGGCCTAATGACAGAAACGTCTTCCTCTTCATTACCCCAAGACACGGTGTAGTTTCCGTCTCTGTCAGAAGGCAGGGCTACAAGCGCAATGAGGCCTGTTTCTGCAACAACTGTCTGCTTTGATACTGAGTGGTCCACCAAGTCCAAGACAGAAACTTCGTACTCTATTCCTGTAGTCTCTACAGTGATGGGAAGCTGAATTGGAAATGGTGAAACCCTCAGTAGTTCCATGCTCTTACTGACCGTACTCTCTTGCTACTTCTTCTGGAGTGGCTTCTCTTACGTGGTCTCTTGCTAGCCACTTTTCTGATGCCGCCAAAGATACGATGTTGTACCCCTTTACGACGTTGCCGACATTTGGCCACCGAACGCTTCTTGTAGAAAAGATAGCAACCTTGTCGCTTTCCTTGGTAGCAACCCTTTTCACTGCCTTTGGCTTTGCCTCGGCTGCACTTGAGCCAACGACTCCACCCTTTACAGTAAGTGCGCCACTAGCCTTTTTTCCACCCTTTTTGGTTGTGCCCGAAGAGCCAATAACTTTTTCCTCGTCTGCTACCGGCATGGTGTTGGGCTTGGAGATTTTAATGTCTCCGTCACCCTGATGGTCTACATTCTCCACAGAGGGGCTTGCCTCTGTCGTCGCTTCATTTGTTAAAGCTTCTGGCTCTACCACACCAGGTTCGTTTAGTTCTGTTGACATAAAAATCCTCCTAGTTTTATATTATATCAGATTAAAAAGCAAAGAGGGCAGGAGCACAAAGGCTCCTACCCCCAAAGCTTCAATCGTATTTAGTTATGAATCCAGTGCGTCGGAGTCTGCGAACGCAATTGCGTCCTCTTCCTCCCACTGGAGACCGAAGCGAACAAATACGGTGTACTCGATTGTGTCCTTCTTGGCCACATATTCGCGGTTCACAGTAATGTCTCGCTGGAAGCCCCAAATACGGTTCGTTGGGAATGTTAGGTCAACAAAGCCCTCTGGGTAATAAGGAACTTCTTGTACTTCGATGCCTAGGACACGAGTGGTGCGGGCGCCACCAAATGTCTGACCGACACCATCAAGGTAGTTCTGACGGTTAGCAGCGGTGCTTCCTGGTACCTGACCAGCAAACGCTTCTGCAACTGCATCAGCAAGTGTTCCATTCTGGGCAACGATTCCTGCGAATGCGTCGGTTCCTGCATAGAACTTGAGTCCGTTCTTAAGGGCACGGTACTTGCGAGGCAGAGCATAGATGATTTCCTGCATAACAGATGGTGTCCATGCGTTGTTGGCTACTGTTACGACAGCCTCGTGCGCGTCACCGTTTGACTTCTCTCTGTTAATGAATCCATCCATGATGCTAAGGAAGTTTCCTGTTGTACCGTCACCGTTAATGGCGAGGTCCTCAATGTCATTTGCAAAAGCATTTGTCATTAGACGAACCAAGTGGTCTTCTAGGGCACCTCCCTCAATGTTGTCCTCTAGACCCTCAGCAGAAACTTCCCAGTCAAGACGAATCTTGCGAGTAGTTAGCTCTACCTTGGTGAATGTCGCACCAGTGTTCGTGTAACGACCGTCTGCCTGAGCAGCGGCACGGATTACGCGCTCACCAACGTTGACCTTCTCTAGCTCCATTGAGTTGGCACGCATTGTTACGCGGCGACCATCTTGTGCAAGAGTCGTTGCATCCCATACGTAATCAATAAAACGTCTTGCTTGCTCTGGACGAAGAATTCCGCCGCCAGCGGCACCCGAGGGGTTTACACCGTTGCGACCATCTGTAACGCCAAATTCTGCATTGGGGATATTGCCAAGTACGTCTGCACCTGGGTCAGTTACTCCGCCAACGCCACCAGATGCGAATGCTCCCTGACCCTGATATAGGCCTGGTGCAATTCCTCCGAGTTCCCCGGATTCACCTGGTTGATTTTTCTTAATATCTTCTGACATTTTTGTCACCTCCTAAGTGATTTTTATTTGCTACTTAAACAAGTCGGCAGTTTTGAGGAAACGACCGCCCCATAGGGATTTCTCAACCAGTTCTGGTTGCTCCTGAACAACTTCGCCTAAGTCGCCAGATTTACGGAAAGCAGTATCTTTAATTACTTTGTCCATACTCTTTCCAAACTCTTGCTTGGTGCTGTCAACTTCTGACTTGACTGCGGCAACAGCCTCATTTGTTACACCAATTGATTTTTGCATTTCTGAAATCTGCTCGTGAAGAGACTTTACGATTTCGGTTAGGTCGCTAAAGGCTGATGTAATAGCGTCTTTGATTTCTGTTGCTTCTTCGGAGACTGACTTAGCAATCTCTTCTACAGGAGCAACAGTATCTTCAACAGGAGATTCGTCCACTGACTTCTCAATGGTCTCTTCTTCTACTACCTCAGATTCCACCACTTCTTCTGCTGCAACCTCTGCTACAACATCTTCTGCGACGGTCTCTGCCTCTGGAGCAACCTCTGACTTTTCGATAGCAGTTTCTGCTACATCATTTTCTGTCATAAGACTTACCTCCTTATTAATCTTAGAAGCTGTAATGCCTTTAGCATCATCCACTAAGAACTTAATCATGTCAGCTTTTGCCGAATCAGACTTCTCAACAAAACCAATGTTTTTCATTGGCATGTCCGAGGCAGGACTGATAACGGCATCTTCTTCTGACAAAAGAACAAGGCCAGACTGCTCATCCCAGAAAACATTTTCTAGAACGGTCTCTGTGACCTCACCCTTTAAAACATCAACACCGTTTACTTTTTCGATAGAAACGATGCTGGCAAACTGATTGGCTGGGCTATCAACAAGAGATAACTCATAGAGGTCGTAATCTTTAATTACTCTAATGGGAGACTCTGCATTTTCATCAAAAGCGTCATCCCATTCTTTCATTACCCCGCCAATTGAAAATCCTGTGTATGTCCCATCGAGAACCTTTTCCCAGGTGTCCTGTGCGCCCTTTGAAACATAAGCAGAAACAAATACCCCAGAGTAAAACTTTTTAGTATCTGCATCGAAGTATCTGTCTTGCTTAAACGATACAAGCTTTCCCACAGCAATGGGCTGGTGCATTTCCCTGATGTTTCCTTTGAATCGTGAAAATGCTTTTACGCTAGCTTCTGTGCTAACAATGTCGTTCTGCCTGTCCACGTTATCCAGGGTAGCGAATCCAGAAACGATTCTTCGCTCTATATCCACTTTGGTAAGTGGCATAGACATGCGAATGTTTTCCCCATCGGCGCTCCATAGAGCTTTCTCAATAGTCATACTAAGCCAATTATAGCATCTTTTTTCATAAAGTTATAAAAACGTTATGAAGAAGAACGTCCCTCTCCCTGGGCGTTTCTCCCAGACACTGTTGCTGTTCCGTCAGACTGCTCGTTTGCTCTTTCAGAATCTCTCTGTCTGTTCTGTGCAACGTTTGCTCTCATGTCCGTAGCCTGCCTAGAAGACATTTCAAATGCCTTGTCTCCGTCGTCTCGTGGGGGGAGGTTGATCTTGTCTCGTGCCTCGTTAATTGTCATCACCTGAGTCTTGACGTATCTCTCAACAATCTGAGACTCAACGTTTTCATCAGTTAGAGTCAACTCATTAAGCTTGAAGTCAAGCATGTCTGTCTTTTCGTGAACGATCTTGTTAATAGACTTCTCTAGGTTTCTCTGTGCTGGCCTTGATACCTGCTCTTTAAAGGTTCTGTCTTGTGCTATAGAAGCTGCGATTGCAGAGGAATCTCCTCCACCAATCTTTGATAGGGGCACCTGGTGAGCGATAAGAATGTCATCTCTGTTTTCTTTTCTGTACTCTTTGAATGAGGCTTCCTGTACCCCGTTTTCTACGGCCTCCATCTTAAACTCAACCTTGTTGGTGTCAGAATCTCCGGGTAACGGAATATAAAGAGTTCTGTGAGACTGACCACGAAGGCTAGTCTGCAAGAATCTGAACATCTTATCCTCTGCATCAGGGGAAAGCTTTGCACCCTTAAGAGTTATGATATACCTGGGAACACCCTTATTTGCAAAATAATCAATGTTGTACTGTGAGGCCAACTGGTCACCTTGCAATGAAGATATTGCAGACATTATGTCTGGTACACCATAAAAGGTATTAAGTGGTGAATACTCCTTGTAGTGGATTATCTCGTTTGGCCTAGTGTCTTCTGTAATTTGATTTTGGTTAGATGCCCCAAAATTTCTAAAGTACACAACCTTGCTTCCAATAATCTGAACGAAGCCGTCTCTTAGCCTACGTACCCTTACGGTGGTAGCCGGAATGTGACCCACATATCCAATGTCTCCATTGACTGTGCGACCAACCTCCAAGTATCCGTTGCCCGTTGCCTGAACATCTGTATAAAACTTAGATAGTGTTTGCGTAAACGAGTCATCGCTATTGAGGCTTTCTAGCCACTCTTCAAGCTCGACCCTGGAACGCTCAAGTCTTTTTCTTGCCTTGTCTGTGGCTGTTCCGTTTGTGGAGTTTTCAATGGCAAGCTGTGCTCTGCTTGAATTCTGAATGGAATATCCGAGACCGACAATGTTAGCAACCTTTGCATCAATTGCAGCATGATTTGCAAAAGAGGTGTCGTAGAAGTTTGCTAGCTGATACATATTCCAGGGCGGCGTAATAACGTCAAACATTCCGTAACCGTTTCGATAAACAGTGCCTGGGTTAATTTCTTTTGACTGTGCCCCCTTTATTCCTGAACTGTTAGCCATTGCAGAATCTAGGTATTGTGGTGACTGGTCAAACTTTTTCATTCGGTCTGCCCGACGCTTAAAGTTTTTTTCCATACCAGAATAAGATTTTACGTCATCCCATGTCTTGTTGAATGGGTCTTGCCTGTTGAAAGTTTCATCAGCTTCTATCGCTTCGTCAATGCTAGCGGGGACGACATATTCATTCATTAGTCGTTGTCCCCGTAAGCCCTAAACGTTTGCTGTGCTGCGTGAATGGCACCCAAGTCATTAAGGCTGGGAATCATTCCCTGCTTTAGACGATCAATCTGTTCGGAGTGCTCTTCGTCGGTGATCTTTCTTGCACCAGCCTCAAATACCGCAGTGCCGTCTGGCCTTCCGTAATGTGCCGCCGCATCTTGCAACTGCTGAATCTTTGCAAGGTCGCCCTTGTCTGACGCAATTGTAAGAAAGTTCCCGCTTCCGTCTGAAAATTTTCTTCCGTTAGGAAGCTTCCAGTAGTACACTCCCCAATCGTACATTTTGGGGATTACGTTTACTTTTGTGTCACCAATTTGACCAGGGAATCGAGGTTTTTGTTGTTTCATAACCACAAGTATACCATATTAGACCGGAGATATGGTTATTGATTGCACTGCCAGGTCTTTATATATAGCATAAAAGTAATTTCCAAATACTAATGGCTCATCGTCACCAACAACAAGCCTATCAGTTCCCGTATATGAACCATAAATCTCTGACGGGTTTGGCCCAAAAAATCTTGAGGTTCCAGTACCCTTGCTCGGCCCCCAATAAAAGTGCGAGATGGGCACAACCTCAGCAGTCGCCAAAGAAAAAACTTCTGACATTTGACTATTCACTCCAGAAGCAACCTCTAATCTTCTGTTGAAGTCAGACTGTCGATAATAAGATATTCCCCCAAACAGTTGCTTCCCAACTAGTCTAATTCCTCCAGAGTTTTCAGAAAAGTTCAGCGTCTTATCAAACGCCATACCAATGCGGTTCCACTGCCCCATCGATACATAAGGAGTGGCTGTCGGAACTCCATTGATAAAAAAGACTATTCCATTAAGGTTGTAAACTGTGTTCGAGGGGTCTGACAGTCCTGGCTTTCTTCTCGCAAAAATTCTTCCACGATCTGACAAAGAGCTTTCCTTAACCACGTATATTTCTACCGTGTTGTCGTTAGACTCTATTTCTGCAATCTTTTTTTCTTCCTCAGAAAAAGGCTCTCGTTCACTATTCATAGAAAAAGAAATGGAAGACACAAGAAAATTTGGTGCATTTTCATTGTTTACTGGTATAAAAATTCCCTGAGAGCCGTTTGTACCGCTTCCCACAATTCTTATCCCAGAACTATTTGTTAAGTAGAGGTGTGGACTTGAGTCTTTGTACGTTGAAAAAGGAACGACGGAACTGTATATGTTGTAGTTGCCGTATTTGGTGTATGGAAAAATTTCTTTACTAAATTTCGTACCGATTTTTCCAGGGGCATCTGAACCAAAAGCTCTAGAAACTAAAGACATTGCGCGTATCCGAACTGGCTTTGTTTGCATAGAGGGAGATTTCATCTCAATGTGAACATTTATAGAAAGCTGTCTAATGTCTATGCCCTGGGGCGGAAGAATAACATCACCGTCAAGCACCTCATACTTCTTTGTTGTCCAATCTAAGTCTGGTACAACTAAGCCGTTCATCTTTGCTGGAGACTTGCTGAAAAACTGTAAAGGACTTTTGTTTGACCCCTCAGAGATGTATTGAAAAGAAACGTAAGACTTTACAATCTCTTTTGTTGTATCTATATTCTGTCCAACAGTAATCTCTGCTCTCGGATAATCTATGTTGAACTGAACAAATCCGAGGGATGCCTCTGTCTTGCCAAAGGAGTTTACAACTCTCTTCGCTAACCTAGACAGAGGAATATAATCTTCCCAGTAAGAGTCTGTTGCAACGTCAAAGGCGGAGGTCTGTCCGCTTCCGAACAGGGTATAAGTTGCTACGTGGTCAACAATGGTACCCTCGTACTCGGAGCTTGCAAATCCTCCATCCAATGGGGGGTCAATAAAATCTGGGTCAACTATGAGGGGCACCCCCTCTGGCGGTGGGACTGGCTGGACTGGCTGAATTCCTCCGTCATAGATAACTGGAACTGTCCCATTTGAAGAGAAAAACTCAGCAGCCTCTAAAAAGTTTCTGTTGCTACAAAATCCAACCTTGTGGATAAAGCCTCCAAAGGTTTTTGTGTATTCTGCGGTACCCCCCACATAGAGCGATAGCCTGGACGGGTTTCCAAAAAATGCAGATAGGCTTCCACCAAATGAATTAGAAAAGCTAGCAATATCTAATCCAGCAGAAAAAACCTCTCCTGGTCTTATGGTCTCGGCAACGCCCTGGCTGTCGGCACCAATTCTGAAAACTTCTTCTGGCAGTGCGCTCCCGTATTTGAAAAAATAAGTAACCTGTCCTGCATCTAGCTCTACAGAAAAATAGTCCTTATTTGTTCTATCAACAATTCTTAGCAGACAGTATGTCTTGCTGTTGTCTTGTGTCAGGCTTGCTTGAAAAACCCCGTACACTGCGCGAAGACGGTCTGTTGCGAAGGACAAATTTTCAAAAAACAGATGACCCCCTATTTCTGACCACCCCAGGTTTGGCTTTAGGGATATAGTGGCTCCAGTAGAAAGAGACATTTCTTTAAGGTCAGACTCCCAAGAAGAAGCTTGTGCATTAAGAAAAGATGCAACTGGAAGCCTGTGTTTTGGAGAAGAGAGGACGCTAGCAGTCGGGGATAGATTTTCTACCACACCCTGATTCCATAATCCAATATCTGGATAAGAATAGGTGTTTGAGTGCTGTGCAAGCTTTGCATCTATATAAATGGAAGAACCATTGTAGGACGAATCAATAGTGTCTGCGTTATCTACAGCTTGACCATAGGCAAATCTTCTTTTTGCTACCACTGGCGGAACGGCATAAGGGTATATTGCTACACACTCTACTTCTATTTTCTCTATATCTGGATAACAGTAAAATCCAATCCAGTCCTGAGTCTGTTGAGCAGAGTTTAGTCTATCTGGATACCCTGCCGCTTTCAATACCATATTGCAGACCTGTTCTCCATTTACCAGGAGAGACACGTAATCCTCAGACGCTATCATTTGAATAAGCATCGGCCTATACCACTCACCAACATAATGAAAAGATTCTTGACCCTGGGACTGGATGCCGATAAATGGACCATCTACGTATATGCCGTCCAATGAAGATATTGGTCCTGCAATCCTTCTCTTTTTCGAGGAGCCAGCATGAATCCTTGACCAGAATTCCAGGGTATAGGTAGAGGTTTCTCCATTCTCATTCATAAATCCAACACCAGGAACGATCATTGAAGGGCCTGACGACTCTGATGGAAGCAACGCTAGAGAAGATGCTGTTCCATACGTCAGAGGAAGGCCAGACTGCCTGGCGAGTAACTTGTTTTCCTCTTTTATGACATAGGCATCATTAGAAGATAGTCCGTATGGATTCATAGGTATTCCGTGAGTTCCAGATACCGCAGGATTTTGTAGAATTGGAGACGGAGATACTCCCAATGAAGAGAATGAAAACTCTTCTGACCATTGACCAACCGTTAGCCCATTAAAAGAAACCTGAGATGGTGCCGATGTAGATATTTCTAAAAATACAGAAAAATTGCCTGTGGGTCTAGGAAGCGTTTTAGAAAGGTATGTCCACTCACCGCTTGACACCTTCTTAAATTCGTGAGACTGATGATCGCTTTCAGTCTTAATTCCTAGCGTGATTGAGCTAATGTTTCCTGAAACCTGCTTGGCATGTATAGATACGGCAACAGAGCTTTTTGACTGGTCTAAAGAGTCTGCCAGGATTATTGGAGACCGCAACCTTGTAATACCCGAAATTGTGGCAGAGCGCTCCAAAGATTCTGTAATTGGAAGATATCCTCCAGAGACTGATGCAGCAGATACTGTTCCAGATTCCACTGTCCACAAAAATACATTTCTAGAAGATTCGGGTATCAAAGATACGTAGTCACACCTATCGTCTAATGTCCAAAGTGCAAGTGGCTGTTCTGCAAAAACCTTTTCTGCATAAAGATTAGACTTAGTAGACATATAGCAATTCTATCATGCTCAAAGTGTTGTAGTGCTAACCCAGGAGCTTCCATTCCACCTGTGCATTCCTATTGGCCGGTTTGCTCCCATGGGGGAACCAGATACAACATTTTCAGTTCCAACCTCTACCCAAACTCCAGAGGCAAGCCTCCTTATGTTTTGTACGGGAACTTGTGATTCTAGCTGCCGTCTCCTGGCTCCTGGCAAAACGTACAAGCTAAAGCTTTGGGCTATTGGTGTTGGGTTTTCTGTGATCGTTGCCTGTATCGAAAAAGAGTAGCTTCCCTGAGTTGTTGGTGTTCCAGACAGGACACCGCTTGCATGCACAATTCCTGGAGGCAAAGCGCTGTTGTTGGGTAGCACAACATATGTCGCTGGAAAGGTTGCTGAGACTCCATCAGAGTAGGGGACCCCAACTCTAACGGTTGGATTTAAAGAGTTGTCTGCCCATTCCGCTGGAGAGATAGACTGCTTTGTTTGCTCTGTAGAGTTCGGACCGATTCCATCTGCCCCTCCCGAAAGGGTGTTTCTTGCGTTGACGTAAATTCGATAATCTACACCTGCGGTTAAGTTTGCTGGAGTGGTGTACGTAGTTCCCGGTACCGTTGCTGAAAAGACAGTGGCGGGTTGCGAAAGTCTGTACCAAAAAACTGTGTAGCTAGAGATTGTGGCGGGGTTTCCGAAGCTTGAGGGGGCTACCCAGCTTATCCTCAAAGAGTTGGCGGGTACAGTGCCACTGTCACTTGTGTTTTGGACAGCACCTGACGCTGGCCATGTGGGTGCTCCTGGTGGCCCCGATGAGGTTGCCGATGAGGTTGCCGGTAAGGCATTAGAGAGGCCAGCGTGTGTAGAGTTTGCATCTGAAAACTGATTACGAGCAGCAACAGAAAACGACAAACTTGTATTTGGAGGTAGATCAGGGTTTGCTGTTGAATCGTTAAGGACAAGGCTTGTGGTGTTTCCAACTGTTGAAACCAGGCTACCGCTTCTAAAAACGTAATACCCCACAATGCTTCCTACTCTTGGGTCGGCGGCGTTCCACGAAAGATTTACAGAGTTTTTATTTACTGTTCCTGTTGATGCCGATGCCATGCTGGTAACTGCGGGATTCCCATTTGCTTTAACCGGATTTGAAGTATCAGATGAGGAGCTTGTTCCTGCGGCGTTTCTGGCCTGAACAAAAAAAGACAAACTGGTTCCTGGAGTGTACGTCAAGGTTGTACTTGTAGTATTTCCTGTTTGCTGAGCAAGTCCACCATTTGCAAATACGTTGTATCCATCGATACCCAATCCACCATTGTCTGCCGGTGCTCCCCAAGAAACAGAAACCCTGCCCTCTGGAAGAGAGCCTAATGCTGTTGCCGAGGGGGTTCCTGGTTTAGAGGGGGGCCTGGTGATTCTCGGAAGAGTATATGTTGCTGAAAAAGATGATGCTGGATTCTGCCAGGGCTTTACCGAACCAGAAACATTTACGGAAAGATTTCCATTTCCATCATGCCCATAAGATCGAGAGCCGTTTGCCAAAAGAACGTTTCTAGAAGTAAAGTTTCCAGTATAGTTGTATGGGTTAGCGTTTGAGTAAAGTCCAACTCCACCGATAGAAAAACTTCCTGCGTCAAGGTCTCTATCTAACGGAGATGGGCTTCTAAAAGCCCAATAGAGTGCGTAAGAAATTGTAGAAGAATTGCCTGACTGGCTATAGCTTAAGTCTACAAAGAGAAAGTCTCCGTCTACCGCGTTTCCCTGAAACTGAGTCATTAGCTATTGGCGATATGGATTTGTGTCCAGAGTGGACCTAGAAAATCCAAAGATCGCCCTCCAGGGCGTCTGTTGGTGCTGTTGATTGAACATATATTCGAGGAGATGGAGTTCGTACCCACTTACTAGAAGGACCGTCATAAACAAGACTGTCTCTATTTAGGATACCGTTCATGTTTACGTCTGACAATCCACTAAAAGGCAATACAGACCACTGAACATTGTAGTCAGTTCCGCTAACTTTTACAAGAGCTTCACCGGAGGCACCCCCTTCTGGCAGGACTTTTCCCTCAACGTAGTCGGCAATCTTTTTTAGAGTGTTGTACTCTAGATCTACGTTGCCAAGAATAGAGCCGGTATCTTGATAATACGAAAGGGCATTCCACGCCGTAGTGCCGTCGCCAATCCTAAACCTTTTTTGATCTATTTCAATACCAACTTCGCCATAAGACAAAATTGGATTTGCTGTTTGCCAATCCGCAGCAAAGCCTCTTCGAAGTAAAATTCTTGTTGCCATATAACTATGATATCATGTTTTGTTTATGACAAAGGGGCCGACTAGAGTATCCTAGCCGACCCCGTTTGAATATTTAGTTATCTACCGGCAAGAATTGCATTGACTCTTGACTGCACTGCTCGAACATCATGTCCTGCTGCGCCCAGTCTGCTAACTCTTGTTGGGCCATTGCCCCACTTACCATCAATGACCTCTCTAGCAACCCTGTCTACAGAGTTACTTTGTACTGGTGCCGGAGCAGGAGCGGGTGCTGGGGAACCTCCAGCAAGGATTGCGTTGACAGCCGCTTGCACTGCCCTAACGTCGTGCCTAGCCCTCTTGAGTCTAGAAATCCTTACTGCACCGTTCCCCCACTTACCATCAATAACCTCTCTGGCAATCCTGTCTACTGAATTGCTCTGTGCTGGTCTTGCAGGTGCTGATGGGGCTGGAGCCTTTCCAGAAAGAATCTGGTTGACCCTAGCCTGAACAGCCCTAGCATCGTGTCCTGCGGCTCCTAGCCTAGACACCCTGGTAGGACCTGTTCCCCATTGTCCAGCAAGAACCTCTCTAGCAAGCGCATCAACACTAGTGGCTGGTGCTGACTGTGAGGGTGCCGCTGCTGGTGCTGCTGATACTGGGGCTGTTGGTGCTGCTGAAGGCGTACCCGCTGCCCTCTTAGTGCTCTCTGACACAATGTAGTCCATCAAAGACATAATGTGTGGTCCTGGGCACGCTGTTGCTGCATACTGTGAGTGCCAAGCAATGAAGAACTCTTCTTGTGTTTGACCAGGAATGTTTCTTGCCATTCCCTTACCTGCTCTGGGGGAGTGGCTTGCGTGCCATACAATAACATTGATGAGGGACTCTATTGCCTCATCAGATACCGGCCAGTTTCCTCCGGCAGAAGAGTTGTCAATCTCAAATGTCACAGCTTGAAGATCAACGGTATGTGCAGTAGAAAATGGCCTACGCTCAGGATTGACTATCCCTGTTACCGCACCGCTTGTAGCAATGTGGTATGTGGGATGTGAGTTTCTTGAGTTTTTGTTTGCAACGTATGAAAGACCATTGGTCCCTGCTACGTGATGAATGACAACACCCTTGATTGTATTGCCATTACGACTTGCTCCGAATCCGTTGTCCCAGACTCTAGAGTTATTTGGATACCATCCAGACATATTAATCACTTCCAATTCTAATTGGTGCAAGCTTTGCACATCTTTCTTTGCAAAGTGTAATCATTGCACACCTACATAAACATTTTACCACGGATTTAACTATGCTTTAGGTTTGATTGTTGGTTGCTAGACCGCAGAACATTTTATTCCGGGGTATGTGTCAAGGCTACATCATCAACAGTAACGATGATGACACTGCCATATGTCGCTGTTCTAATTGTTTGTTCTACCCCGAAAATAAACTCGTTAAAGCTGTCTGCCTTGTCTCGTTTTATGACAAAATCATCATGCATTGCTTGAGTTACTTCCATAATGCCGCCACAAGTGGCACAAGATGCTCTGCCTTCGGGTGGTCCCGCACATGCTGGACATTCGATCACATTTTCTCCTATCATGTTCTTATATCTCCTCCAACCCTAACGATTCGATTTGCTAGTATTCCGCTAAAACCCGTAAAAGTTCCACCTATAATTATTTTTCCATCTGTCTGAATTGCTATGGCAAAAATACCAAAGAATTCTTGGTTTACTCCTAAGCCAAGGTTTGTGTCTATTGTTCCGTTGGTGTTGAGTCTAGCAATTCCATTTGCTGGTGTTCCGTTAAAGTCTGTAAAGCTTCCACCTAGAATTATTTTTCCATCTGTCTGGATTGCAATAGCACCAACATAAGAACCGAAGTCACCAGAACCTAATACTGTGTTTGTGGCAAATGTTGTATCTATTGTTCCATTGGTGTTGAGTCTGACAATTGTGTTTGCTACTGCTCCGTTAAAGGTTGTAAAGCTTCCAGCTACAACTATTTTTCCATCTGTCTGGATTGCAATCTCATCAGCACTAACACCGAATTCACCAGAATTGAATCCTGTGCCTGTGTTAAATGTTGTATCTATTGTTCCGTTGGTGTTGAGTCTAGCAATTTTGTTTGCTACTGCTCCGTTAAAGGCTGTAAACTCTCCACCTATAATTATTTTTCCGTCTGTTTGAATTGCTATGTCACGAACAGTGATATTTGCTCCTGTGCCTGTGGTGAATGTTGTGTCTATTGTTCCGTTGGTGTTGAGTCTGACAATATTATTTGCTGGTGTTCCGTTAAAGGTTGTGAAATTTCCAGCTACAACTATTTTTCCATCTGTCTGGATTGCAATAGAAATAATAGAATTGTTTGAGCCTGTGCCTGCGTTAAATGTTGTATCTATTGTTCCGTTGGTGTTGAGTCTAGCAATTTTGTTTGCTGGTGTTCCGTTAAAGGCTGTGAAATTTCCAGCTAGAATTATTTTTCCATCTGTCTGAATTGCTATGACATTAACACCGTTGTTTGAGCCTGTGCCTGTGTTAAATGTTGTATCTCTTGTTCCGTCGGTGTTGAGTCTAGTAATTCTGTTTGCTACTGTTCCGTTAAAGGTTGTAAAGCCTCCAGCTAGAATTATTTTTCCATCTGTCTGAATTGCAATATCGCTAACCTCACTGTTTGCTTCTGTGCCTGTATTGAAGTTAAAGGTGGTATCTTCAACCCCCCCCTGCAAAAAGCCGGAATACCAAACACCTGATATCTTTCTCCATATAGACTTTGGAACTTTCCATATACCCCCAACTTTTACGTAAGGTATCGAAGGCCTCCAGGT